CAGCGCCAGGGCCTCGGTCAACGTGGACTTGCCCGCGTCGGGGTGGCTGATGACCGCAAAGGTGCGCCTGCGGGCGACCTCACGACCCACAGTCGCCTCGGCGCGGTTGCCGCCGACGGGCGCCTCGGTGGTCGGGGCGGAGGGAGTCTGCGTCACGGGTGGTCCTTATCGAGTGGGGAGAACTCCAGGGTATCCGCCCGCAGGTCGTCCTGAGCCGGTGCAGACGCCCCCGGAAGCCGCCACCTATGATATTACTCGTGAGTATGTACCCCGTTAGCGCCCTCATTCGGCCCTGCCGGGTGGGGCAGGTTTCCTGCCTCTAGCCACTCCAGCGGCACGCCGGTCCGCAGTGCCCAGAGGCGCAGCGTCTGCTTGTTCGGCTTGATGTGGTCGCCGGTCCATGTGCTGATGGTCGAGATCCCCACGTCTAGGTATTTCGCCATCGTCTTGCGGCTTACTCCTGCCGCTTTCATGCTCTTGCCCATCCGGTCACCGAGTGTCCAGTCGGGGATGCCAGTGATCGCGGTTGCGGTCTGTTCGCTCATGCATTGAGCATTGCACACCGTGCGTCACATGCGCAACGTCTAGCCGCCACGTTCGACGCACCTGCTCGTTCTCTTGCGGTTCGTCAGACATTGTGCGATGCTTAGACTATGGCAAACACCGACGAGTTGATCGGGACTGCCGCTGCCTGCCGACTACTAGATCTGGACAAGAGCACCCTCACCCGCTGGGCGATCGACGGAACGATCACCCCCGCACTCAAACTGCCGGGCCGCAACGGGGCACTTCTCTTCCACCTCGCCGACATCGAGGCGATCCGTGAGGCACGCGACAGCGCACCCGCAGCCTGACCACAAAGAAGCCCCCGGTGCAGGAACACCGAGGGCTGAGACCAACAAGGAGAGCATCCCGTGATCAAGACACAGAATACCACGACCGACCTGCGCCACCTTCCCGCCCACGCAGCCGCCCTCATCCAGCGTGTGGGATGGACGCAAGGCACCGAACGCGACGACGCAGGCCGCGTCTGCCTCACAGGGGCGCTCAAATACTGCAATCCGCAACCTGGCGACTGGCTACTCGCCCGCGAGGTGTTCCGGGCCAAGCATCGTGCGGAGGGCTGGAACGACGCCAGCGAGCGCACGTGCGACGAGGTGGTCGAGCTGCTTCGTTCGACGGAAATCACCGATGTGGAGCTGGCGCAGACATTCGGACCGTCGTGGGAGACGGTGGTAGCTCTGGTACGCACAGCCGCCACGATCACCCCACAGCAGGTGCTCGATCTGGATGCGACGTGGGGTGCGACGTGGGGTGCGACGTGGGATGCGACGTGGGATGCGGCGCGGGGTGCGGCGTGGGATGCGGCGTGGGATGCGACGTGGGGTGCGACGTGGGGTGCGACGTGGGATGCGACGTGGGATGCGGCGCGGGGTGCGGCGCGGGGTGCGGCGTGGGGTGCGACGTGGGGTGCGGCGTGGGGTGCGACGTGGGGTGCGACGTGGGGTGCGGTCACCCGAGACCTCATCGGCCAGCACGGCTACATCCAAGAGCACTACGACACGTTGACGAGACCGTGGCGCGAAGCAGTCGGCCGGCTGCACCCAGATGACGCGGAGCTGCGGGGCGCAGCGACATGACCACCACCGCGCTGCCAACCACCCGGATGTTCCACGAGGTCCGAGACCAGGATCGCGCATGACCGACATCAAGCGGGACAGGTTTGGGCGCCCTCTCATCATCCCAGCCGAGGGTGGCAAGCCGGTCGGTTACACCCGCGCCTCAACCCTCGCCAAGAAGCTGGACGACCTCAACGGTCTGATCGCTTGGAAGCAACGGGTGACTGCCCTCGGGGTTGTGCAGGACCGGGAGGTGTATCAGCGGTTGTGTTCCATTGCCTCCACCGTCCCGGAGCCGTTGAAAGACAAGGACATCAAAGCCCAGTTCGTTTCGGTCGTGGAGGAAGCCTTCAAGGCTGGCGGTGGGGAGAAGGCCGCGGCCGCGGGCACCGCCTTGCACGAGTTGACCGAGTACGTGGATCGCCGCGAAACCCCGGCCTACGTGCCCGACGATCTGGCTCCGATCCTCGACTGCTACATCTGGGGCACCACCGCTTTGGAGCACGTCGCGATGGAGTTGTTCGTGGTCGTGGACGAGTTGAAGGTGGCGGGTTCGCTCGACCGCCTTGTCCGCCTGCCTGATGGCCGGGTGGTGGTGGCCGACATCAAGACCGGCGCCGACGAACCGAAGTACGCCTCCGGCGTCACGACCCAGTGCGCGATCTACGCCCACGGTCAGCGGTACGACCCGGAGACCAGCGAACGCACCGAGCTGCACCCCGACCTGGACATAACCACCGGGCTGCTCATTCACCTACCGCTTGCCCCGGTGGACGGTGTGCAGGTCTGCACTCTCTGGGAACTGGACCTAGTTGCGGGGTGGGAACGAGCGCTCTTAGCCGCAACCGTGAGAGATGCCAAGAACATCGCCAGGCCGAAGAAAGCCAAGTTCCTATGAAGCGGCACGAGTGCACTTTAGCTGGATGCTCCCGGACCACGAACCGGGTTCTGTACTGCAATTCGCACTACTCACGGGCTCGCAAGTACGGCTCCCCTGAATCTGGGCCTCCGATCCAGCCCATTCGGCTCAAGCCGGAGGAGATGTTCACTCATCACCTGGGGCCGATGCCGGACACCGACTCGTGCGTCGAGTGGCCTGCTACTCGGTTCAGTACGGGATACGGCAAGTTGTACGCCTCAGGGGCGAGTTACTCCACGCACAGGATCTCTTACGAAATCTTTCACGGGCTTATACCGGATGGGTACGTGGTCCGGCACTCCTGTGACAACCCGCCGTGCGTGAACCCGAGGCACCTGTTGGTAGGTACCACTAAGCAAAACAATGGTGACTCCGTAAGGCGCGACCGGCACCAACGCGGGATGCGGCACACGCGCGCCAAGTTGACCGACCAACAAGTTCGGGAGATACGCGGGCGTTGGTGCTGTGGCGCCGCGAATCAGCCGCAGCTCGCGGCCAAGTTCGGGGTCGCGCAGACCACCATCAGCCAAATCGTCCGCGGCAAGTCGTGGAAGCATCTCGACAGGAAGGCCGCCTGATGAGTTTCAACATGGACGGCTACGTCGACGTTGCGACCCGTATCGGCATTTTCCGCGACTCGCACCCCGAGGGGTCGTTGCAGCCCGCTGACAGTGCCACCCCGTACCGGATAGAGACCATCGAGGGCCAGACGTACATCGTCGTCGTGGCTGCTGCCTATCGATCCCCTGACGATCCTCGCCCTGGTGTGGGTATGGCCTATGAGGTGTTCCCCGGTAAGTCCAGCTTCACCAAGGGCTCGGAGTTGCAGAACGCTGAGACCTCCGCTTGGGGGCGGGCCATCGTTGCTGCCCTGGCCGCGGACACCAAGCCGGGTATCGCCTCCGCGGAGGAGGTCCGTAACCGGCAGGCCGAGCAGCCGACACCAAACCGCACACACGCCTCCCCGACAGTGGAGACGCCGGCGAGTGCAGCCCGTGACGAACTGCGGCAACTGTTGGTGGCCAAGGACATCCCGCTGGGTGAGGCGCTGGTCAAGTTCCGCGCCGCGCACGAAGGCGACGACCTGCCCACCACCACGAACGTGCCCGCCATCCGCGCCTTGATCGAGCACTACACAACGGAGGTGGCGTCGTGAGTGTCATCACGGGGACTCATCCATACGCCGACAAGTTCCCGGTGTTGCCTGAGTCGGAGTTGGCTGAGTTGGCTGAGTCGATCCGCGCCAACGGTCTGCGCTCAGCGGTGGTGCTCACCCCGGACGGCCTGATTCTTGACGGTCGCAACCGTCACGCCGCGTGCCAGCAGATCGGCGTGGAGCCGGAGACCGTCATCTACGAGGGTGCCGACCTGGCCGAGTACGTCATCGACTGCAACTCCACGCGCCGGAACATGTCCACCGGGGCGCGGGCGATGAGCACAGCGCTGGTGCTCGCCGAGGACGGTCGGCGGAATGACGGTCGTTGGAAGCGGGGCAGCGTCGGTATTGCACAATCATCAAATACTGAGTCGGCCTGGCAGACGTACCTGCATAAGAGCGGCACTGTCCTCGACCACGCACCAGACCTCGCCCAGGACGTTGTTGACGGCATTCTCGCTCTCGACGCCGCTTACCATTCGGCCGTCCACAATCGCGACGCCGAACGTAACCGCCTCGCGGAAGTTGAGCGGCTCGTAGCCGAGGAATCCGACGCTCGCACCTTCATCGAGGACACCGCCCCCGACCTCGCCGCGCAGGTAGGAGACGACAGTCCGTTCCGCACCTACGTCGAAGCCCGTGACGTGTGGAACCGCCGCAACCGAGAAGAAGCCGCCCGGCTGAAAGCGGAGAAGGACGCGGAGGTACGCCGCAAGGCCGAAGACGAGTCGGCCCTGGTCGATCTGTACTCCGGCATCGCACGCGGTCTTCAGATTCTCGGCGGGTACGGCGGGTACAACGACATTCCCAATCTTATGGCCGAGTTCTCCCCAGCGCGACTCAATCCACCGCAGTACGCCCGTGAGTACGAGCCCGAGAATCTTCGCAGAGTAGTCCGGTTTACCAACACACTCATCGAATTGCAGGGGCATGACAATGACTGACCGACAGTGGTTCATCGACCAGTACGACGCCGTTGTCGAGGAGTCGGGAGACGATGGTTCGGAACTAGACAAGACCAAGGACGTAGTTGCCCATGCTTATGCCGATGGCGTGGAGACGGAGGAGATCGAACGCTGGGCGACCAATCTCCTAGCTGAGGGACGTGCACTGTTCGATCAGATGGTCAAGCCTGAGCGCGACCGGCGTCGGAACGAGATGCGTAAGTCAGTGGAGTACCTACTTGACACTCTCGCAGACGGCACGGTTCTCGGTGTCAATGATCCGAAGTTGGACCTGTCCTATGCCATTGGCGACGGTCGAGACAAGTCGCTGCGCCTGTGGACGCAGGATGATTGGCAGTCCGCGACGACCGCTAGATACCGGAACGCGGCGCAGGTCACCAGGGCGGCTTCCACATTCGATGATGGCGCGACGAAGATTGTTCGCGCCATGCAGGTGCGTGACGTGCGTAAGACCGGCGATCTGTTCACATGACCGACACTGATGGCCTCGACCTGTACCGGGTCGTGCAGGAGCTCCGCTCCCTCTACGGGGGTGGTGGTCGCGCAGCGGTGGCACTCCGCGACGCCGAGGTGGTTCGCGGCCAGGCTGTGCGGACCCTGGAGGCCCGGAAAGCGCATCTGCGGGCCGAGGCGACCGGGACCGTGCAGGCAAAGGACGACCATGCCCTGCTCGGATCGATGGAGCTGTGGGAAACCGCTGACGACGGGAAGGCAGCGGAGACGTACGCGAAGGCGATGGCCCGTGCGCATGAGTCGGATCAGAGCAACTTGCAGACGCAGGCCCGGTTGATCGAGCAGGCCATGCGGATCGCGGGAACGGGACACACACCGTGACCTACACGGTGCTGAGAGTCGACCCTGTTGCTGTTGACCGGCATCTGTCCGGGGACCGGTCGGTGCATCTGCGGAACGGTGAGAAGCGGGCAGCCGCGGACATCGCGGTCCGGTGGAGGTGGGTGCCGTCCTTCTTCGCGGCCCGCACGGGGATGACTCGTGTTGCCGCTGACAAGGCTTTGGTGCGTGCCAGGCGGCGGCGGCGGGACTACATGCAGGCGGTGGCGTCGTGAGCATCATCCGCTGCACACCTCTCAACCGCACCCGCGAGCTGGCCCGGACAGCGTTCCGGCCCCGCCAACCGAAACCACCGAAACGCCGGCCACCGCTCAACCCTGAGGGCGCCGCGAAGGAAGCCGTAGCCCGAGCCCTGGTGCACATGCGCTCAGATCGACTCTGCGAGGTCTGCGGCATACGGCAGGCCACCAACGTTCACCACCGCAAGAACAGGTCGCAAGGCGGCACCTGGGCGGCCAGCAACCTACTCGACGTGTGCGGCTCGGGCACCACCGGTTGCCACGGGCGGATCACCGACGACCACGACGGGACCGCGCACCGAAACGGGTGGACCTGCAAGTCGTTCGAGAACCCCGCTACCACACCGTGCCTGACCCGGAACGGCCGCGTGATCTTGCTCGACAACGGAGAGACGGAGACCGTGGGATGAGTTTCAAGGCTACATCGTGGGCGCTCAACGACGCACCGGTAGACAGCCCCGTGCTCATGGCAGTGTTAATGGCAATGGCTGAGCGCGCCAATGATGACGGCACAGAGTGCCGACAAAGCATCACAACCATTGCCATGAAGGCAAGGGTGTCTTACCGGTCGGTGCAACGCCATATCAAGACGCTACTCAACCAGGGTGTCATCGTTCTCGGCGATCAAACACTCGCCGGGCACCACCGTGCGGACCATAGGCCAGTGGTCTACGACCTTCAGATGCACCTAACACGGGGTGACAGCTTGTCACCCCGTGACGGGGTGACAACAGTGGCACGGGGTGACAGTGATGGTAACCACGGGGTGACAGCAGTGGCGCCACGGGGTGACAGCAGTGGTAACCACGGGGTGACACCTGTGGCCGACAATAAGTCCCTTGTTCTTCCTACGGAAGAACAACCAGTCCGTGATATGTCCGAGAGAGAACGCGCGCCCGCAAACGGTCGCGGCTCACGGCTCCCCGCCAACTGGCAACCAAGCCGCAAACTCATCGAACAGATGCACTCCGAATGCCCCGGCATTGATCTTGGTCTGGAAAACCGAAACTTCACGGACTGGTGGAAGAGCGCTCCTGGCCAACGCGGCCGCAAAGCGGACTGGGAAGCCACGTGGCGCGTATGGATGCGCAAGAGCTACGGCAGTCGCGTCGGTACTTCCCCGACTCGTCCTCGCCCATCGACAACCGATGCCCGTGTTGCCGACGTCCAATCGCTGAAGAACTCGCCGGAATCAGCGCGAAAGGCACTGGCATGAACCGAGATGATGTGATCGACATACTCACCGTCATCACCGCCGGCGATCGGCGAACCGTGGGTGAAGCCGACGTCGCGCTGTGGCTCGGCACGATCGGTGATCTGCACAAGGCCGATGCCATTACCGCAGTAGGTCAACACTTCCGAACTTCGGAGAAATGGTTGATGCCGGTGCACCTGCGCACCCTGGCAATGGAAATCGCGAAGGACCGTTGGTTGCGCACAGACCCCGCAGAGCGAAACGAACTCGGGCAGCTCGACGCCGACGAACCCATGAATGAGGCTGCAGCCCCGGCGCGAGCTGCCGCCATCGGTGCGTTCTCTGGCCGCACCGGGCACTCCGGTGAGTGCTACGACACGTCGATTCACGTGCTGTGTCCGCGTTGCAAGGCCGAACCGGACACCTACTGCCGAAACCCAGTCAATGACAAAGCTGCACACCTGCCATGCCTAACCCGGCTTAAAGCCGCAGGCACCCCCACCTATCGAGAGGCAACCCGATGACTACCACCTTGCAAGCCTTGGACTGGCCGACCCTGTTGGCCACCCCGCAAACCCGCTGGTACCTGGACCGCGGGCAGTGGGACCACCGTGATCCGTGGGAACCAGGGCAGTGCGTGTGGCAGGAAGACTGCCCCAACGTGGTTGTCGCCTACATCGAGTACCAGGTCGCCGCTTTGCCCGGCGACCCCCACAACACGGGTTTCGAAGCGGACGACTTGGTGTGCTCCAAGCACCTTCCCGACATGATCGCCCACGCCCTTGAGGAACCCCTGGTAGCTGACACGGTGGTGGAGGTTGGGGTGGACCCCGCCTACCTCCGGTTGACCGGTGTGGACCCCGCTGTGGTGGCCCGGTTCAACGACCACGCTTTGGGTTGTGCGGCATGAGTACCCCAGACCTGGACGCCGTGCACATCCACGACAGCCGTTGCGATTCCCTCAACCGCAGGTGTCCGGCCGATTCCACGTACTCCAAGCGCACCAAGCCATGCATGGCCACCGGCCCGATGTACGGCCCCAGCAATGAGCAAGCCAGGCCTGTCACATGCGGGCGGATGGCGCACGCCTCCGGTGAGCATGTCGGCTACGGAGACAGTTTTCGAATTGTCAGGTGGTCGGCGTGACCGCCCGCGAGGACTTCGACGCCACCACCCGGCAAGCCTGGGACGCCGCTGTAGGCGCCGCGGAGGCTGGTCGGTGGAGTGCCCGCGACCAAGCGGAACTGCACCGTGTGCTGACCGCTGAGGCCCACCCCGCCCTGCCCCCGAACTGGCAGGCATGGGCCGAGCAGGCTGAACCCGAGTTGTCGCCACGGCACAAGCTGTTCGCCCTCATCCTGCTCAACACCGCCGCCCTGGTGGTGCTGTTGGTGGTGGGGCGGATCGTGTGGCAGGGCATCAGCACGGTGGTGGGGCTGTGAACGCAGCGGCCATGTACTTCCCAGAATTGGAGTTTCACAACGGTGAACGTCGGCTCGTGTTCAAGTCGGACCAGTGTGCAGTGTCTGCTCATGTCGGAGCACGAGCATTGGACGTGTGGGTAGAACCCATATACGGGGACGACGACGTGCACCTGGACGCCAAGGAGGCACGATGGTTTGCTGCTGCTCTCCTGGCCGCCGCTGACGCCAGCGAGGCGACACCATGACCGCCCACCTGTTGGCGTGGCGGATGCGAACCGGCCTCGACGGCACCCGCATCCCTTACCGCCGAGCACTCAGGTTCGCCCGTGCAGGGTTGGCCGGGGTTGCAGCACTGGAGGCACAGCCGTGAACGTCCTGCCCCTGTTCGCCGGCATCGGCGGTGATCGACATGCCTAAAGGAGTCTACCCGCACACCCAGCGTGTTCCGTGCCATCGCAAGTTCGATGCCGCTCGTCGGGCCGTAACAGGAGAGCGCACTTCTCCTGTTAGGAGGTCTGCCTGATGCCCGAGAAGACACTCAACGTTCTGTCCCTGTTCTCGGGCATTCCAACTGGCGGTATCGAGCTCGGCCTCGGCCGTGCCGGGATGACCACCGTGGGCCAGGTGGAGATCGACCCCTACTGCACGCAGGTGCTCGCCCACCACTGGCCGGAGGTTGCCCGCCATGACGACGTATCCACAACCCCGAAGTGGTGGAGCTCCAAGCCTCGACCACCTGTCGATGTTGTTTGCGGTGGCTTCCCCTGCCAGCCGTTCAGCCTCGCCGGCCGACAACTCGGCACCACCGATGAGCGATGGATGTGGCCTGCGTTCAGAGACGTCGTACGCGCAGTACGACCCCGCTACGTCCTGGTGGAGAACGTTTCAGCTCTCGTTCGAGATGCCCGAGCATTCGGGACTGTCCTCGGTGACCTTCACCAGCTCGGGTTCGATGCGGAATGGGCAACTGTTCGCGCGTCCGACTACGGCGCACCCCATTCGCGTGAACGGGTTTTCATCGTGGCCTACCCCGCGAGCGTCGATGGGGTCGCACGGGATCTCATGGGCCAGAGCGGAGTCGGGGCAGCACCGCTCGCAGCTAGAGGACTTCCTGGCCTGGCAGCACATCAGCGTCGGCGGGCAGCGAGTAAGTGGTTGGAAAGTGAGCCCCGAGTGGACCGACTGGTTGATGGGATTCCCGCCCAAGTGGACCGACTGCGAGTGCTCGGCAACGCCGTCGTCCCCGCCGTCGCCGAACACTTCGGCCGTCTGATCGTGGCTAACGAGCGAGAGGTCGTGGCGGCATGAGTACCGAGGTAACCCCCGACCTGTTGCGTCGGGTAGCGGCTGCGTGGGTGGGCGGCACCGCAAGCGACGACATGATCCGCAACTTTCTGCGTGTTCGGGCCGACCGTCTGGAACGCGATGCCGCTGTCCTCGCCGCTCACGGCACCCCCACGCGGGACGAGTCGTGAGGTCGGACGCGGCCCGCGCCGTGCATGTCCCCAAGCACCTGTTGGCCACTCTCACCGCCGAGTCGTGGGAGTTGCAGGCCCATTGCCGTGGCCCGAGGGCCTGGTGGTGGGATGAATCCCTCGACGGGAAGGTGGAGACCGCCAAGGAACGCCGCGCCCGGCACCGCAAGGCACAAGGCGTCTGCGCGACCTGCCCCGCTTTCCAAGCCTGTGCTGCGGCGGTCACACCCCAGGATTCGGGGGTGCGGGCCGGACGGTTGTTGGGCACCGATCAGTGCAGCGACTGTGGGTGCCCGATGTCCCGCAACCACACCCCGCAACAACCGGGCCACCGCCGCCACGCAGCGCACGGTAGGTGCCATAGCTGTTTCAAGTTTTGGCGCAAGCACCCGGAGATGGTGGGGGCATGAGCCGCACCCGCGCATCAGCGAAGAAGGCAGGAGCCGAGTTTGAGCGTCAGGTGGCGGATTACCTCAAGATGGCCCTGGACGATGACCGCATCGACCGCAGGGTGAAGTCGGGCGCGAAGGATCGGGGCGACATCGGTGGTGTCCGCACCCGAGGCCAGCGCGTCACAGTGGAGGTCAAAAACTGTGCCCGCACGGACCTTGCGGGCTGGATCTCCGAGGCGCACATCGAGGCGGGCAACGATGACGCCCTCTGCGGTGTTGTGGTGTCCAAGCGGCATGGTGTCGGCTGCCCGGGAGACCAGTGGGTGCACTGCACCGTCAAGGATCTCGTGGCGCTGCTCAGGGGGCAACGCATCGACACGTCCGAGCGACCGGAGGACACAACATGAGCAACCCCGAACCACCGTTCAGTCCGTACGACTGGTACAGCTTCCTGCCCGAGCAGCAGGCCGCGGCTATTACTGAGAATATCCGTGTTCGTGATGCTGAGCGGGTAGCTGAGCGTGACAAGGTGGAGGCCGCGCACAGTGCGGTACTTGCGGAGGCGACTGGTGTGCGACGCGCCATCCTGGAATTGCACTCACCCACACCCGCCGCCGCGCACATCTACGCCACGATCGTGTGTTCGTGCTGCTACAACCCCGACTATGACGACGACTGGCCGTGTGAGACGTACGTTCTGGCCCGCGACTTTCCGGAGGACAAGTGACCAACCCGGAGCGCTGGGAATGGGATCGACACGTGAGGTGCGATCTGGTGCCACCACAGGAGCCATGCACGTCGCCGGACGGGCACAATCAGGCGCCCCTCTGTTACTTCGGGCACAACGCCCCATCCCGTTTTTACTGCACTCGCTGCGGACGGTCTTGGCAGGTCGTCGTATTCGAGGGGGACGAGTGAGCACCGCACAGCACGTAATTGACGAGATCGGCGCCCTGGTCGATGAGCAGTTGCAGCAGGAGGCCTCGGGCTACGACCACAACCTGAACCAGCCACGCTGCCGGTGCGGAGCGGGTTGGCATGGAATGAAGCTAGGCGGCTGCCCGGGGTCGGATACGGAAGGTCCGCCGGATGCGCTCCGTCTCACTTTCGGGAATTGGCAAGATGTGCGGCAGGACATAGAGCCGCTCATTGCAGCGTTCCGCGGCATCGCTGACGAGGTAAGCCGGGCGTGGGAGTCACTCCGAGACGGCGTAGCGGCGATGGCGGTCACATTCCCTACCTCCAACGCCCCGCCGTCTCGTTGCACCCTGGCCGCTCGGCGTCGTATGCACTCCGACCAACTGCGGGTGCAGCGCCGGGCTGTCAGGCGGGAACGTCGAGCACGGCGACGGGAGGCGACGCGCGACCCCCTGGAGGTGCACGACGACTATGTGATCCTCACGTTGATCCCCGATGTGTCCGGCTTTCGTCGGGAATTGCGGAGGATTTCGGAATGACCAACCCTGAGCGCACCACCACCGACACCCGCGAACGCCTCTCCGGGGTCCGGGAACAACTCGACGATGCTGTGCAAGACCTCATTGGTGTTCGTCATGGCACGATCACCGTGGACACCCCCAACGGCGCCACCATCCGGGCTGTGTACCGGGACAGTGTGTACACGGAGATGGTGGCAGCCCTGCCGGGTGGGCAGGGCACACAGTTGGGTTCGACGGCCAGGTCGATGCCCCCGTTGCGGGTGGATGCACTGGACTGGCTCAACGAGGTGCACGCCACGATCGGCGACTGGGTGCGCACCTACCAACTCCGGGCTGACTTCACCGTCACGGAGCAACTGGACGCGCTCACCGCCCTCACATGGCGGCCTCAGGACGTGCCCATGATCCAAGATCACGCCGACAACATCCGGCGTTGGGTACGTACCGCCACCACCCTCATCGACGGGGAAGAGCAACGCAAGATGGAGCTAGTGAGTCCTTGCCCCGCGTGTGGCGTCCGTACGGTTTACCGCAAGGACTCCTGTGGTGACACCGTGCGGCAGGCTGCCCTGTCGTTGACTACCACCGGGTGTGTGTGCCTCGCCTGCCGGCACGATTGGGCACCCCAGTACTTCCAACACCTCGCGGCCGTGCTGGGTTGCGCGATACCCGGCGCGGTGTGAATGCCATCGATGTAATTTCTGATGTATGGTGGCCTTACGGCAGCAGTGACTCTCCAGCCAGCCGTGTCTTTCGTCCCCGCCTTTGTCCGGGGACCGCCCCCACCGTCGCGGCACGTCTCCAATCCTCGCGCAGACGGTCAACCCAACGCTGGGGGCACTAACGTCACTCTCACACTGAGGGGTTGCCGTGGTCACTGTCCTGCTCACCGCCGCTGTCATCGTGGTCACCGGGCTCGGGACCGTGGCTGGCATCCTCGCTGTCGCCATCATCATCAGCGAGTCTCAGGACCATGACCCTGTGCATCACCTCGGGGACTGACCATGCCCACCACCCTGCGCCGCAAGAACCCTTACTGCGACGACCTGCGACCCTGCTCCGACGACGACATCTGCACCCGTCTCGCTGACCACGACGGCGACCACTACGACGTTGTGACCGAACGCCGCTGGCACAACACGGGGCAGACGTACGGGCGCTCGGAGCCGTGATGGCCGTATCGGGCAAGTTCAGTGAGCACTGCATCGCTTGGGCCATGATCCACTGCCGCTGTTCACGGGTCGAAGCGCGGGCGTTCGCTGATTGGGCAGTGCTCCAGTACGAAGCCGGTCGGATCACCCATCGCACCGAGTTCTTGAAGGCGTGGGCGGGTTGGCGTGAGTGGCGCGCCGAACTGCACACGATGGTCACGGCATGACCATCGAGGTTGTGGCGGGCACCGACACCCAAGCGTTCGCCGTCGCCACCCTCGACTACAAACTGACTCAGGCCCGGACCCGCCGCGACTACTACCGGGCTGCCGCCGACAAAGCCGCCCTCGACGGGGCACCGGTCATGGAGTCGTTGGCCCTGGCGCACGCCGAAGTCCTGTGCGAGTCCATCGACCTGATGTTGGCGAGGCGCCACAGACTCACATCGGAGGCGTTGTGACGTTCCGGACCCGGTTGCGCCGTCTCCTGCACCGCACCCCACCGGCACGGGTCGCCGCCCACCACCCACTGCCCATCGTGGACACAGGCCCCGACACCGAAACTTGGCCTGCACCTCGGCACACCCACCGCGACCCCACCACCGGCCGCTACACACGCAAGGAGCAGTGATGCACGCTAAAGCCGTCGTCGTTGAGATCGTGGAACGCGGCAGGCCCCTGGACGACACCAAGGTAGGTGGCGATGTGGTCGTGCCCGACGACATCCGTATCAACGGCCAGTCTGTCCTTTGCGAAGAGGGCTCACTGAAGGTGCACGAGATGGACCTAGCCCACCGCGATATTGTCCGGGTGACGCTCACCCTGTTCGCACGCCGCGTCACTATCGGCGCCGAGAACGACATCTGATGAGCGACGAACCCCGCAGCTACAACGGCCCCAGGTTCCCGCTAAGCCCGCATCACCTCACCGCGGATTACTACGACCCACCAGACGCAATCGCCGCGGCGCGCCGCTACATCCAGGACAACTACGGCCCCGAGCAGGTACTCAGACCAGAGCTAATCATCGTTCAGCGCAAACGATTCGAGGAGAAATGACCGGAAGCCTGCTATGGACCGTGCTTGTCGTCCTGGCCATCATCGCCCTGATCTTGTTCATCGTGCGGGGTCGGCTGTGATGCACACCGGGAAGCTCGCCGCTGACCCGTCGAAGCCGCGGCTCACCCTCGCCGCCCACCTCGACGCTGCCACTGTGGACGCCCCCGCGACAGTGGACTGGTACTCACGCATCACAGGTTGGGGCTCCCTCGGCAACGACCGCTACAGCGACTGTGTGACGGCCGGCGAGTCCCACGCACTACTTGCGCTGAGCACTTACGCGGGCGCCGAGGTCCGCATCAACGAAGCCGACACTGTTGCCCTGTGGGAGCAACTGTCAGGGTTCCGTCCAGGCACCGACGCCGAACCCGGCCCTGGCCTGGTCACGCAGGACGCGCTCAACGAGTGGCGCACACAGGGCATCGACGGACACCAGTGCGATGTGTTCGCCGCGGTGGACTACACGCAGCCCGGGGATGTGCAAGCCGCCATCGCCATGCTCGGCTGCGTCCTCGTGGGCTTCCAAGTACCGCAGACCGCGTTCAACCAGTTCAACAACGGGCAACCGTGGGATGTCACCAACCCTGACGGTGGCAACGACGGCGGACACCTCATCGTGCTCAGCGGTTACGACCGCGCTGCTGGCATGTACACCTGCGTTTCGTGGGGGCAGACACAGCTCATGTCGCAGGCTTTCCTCGACCGGTACGTCGATGAGTGTTGGGCGGTGATCGTCCCCGAGTGGGTCGCAGCCAACGGCACCTCACCTTCCGGCCTGGACTTGCACGGCTTGGGTGAGGACTTCGCCAGCTTGACCGGGCAGTCCAATCCGTTCCCCGCACCCACCCCCGCGCCGGCACCCGCGCCTGCACCGCAGCCAACGCCTGCGCCCGACCCGACGCCCGTACCTGATCCCGTACCTGCGCCCGTACCCGACCCGACACCGGTACCGACACCAGATCCAGCGCCTGCACCAGACCCCGTTACACCCACACCCACACCAGCACCGGAGCCAATCCCGGCCCCGGCACCACCAGTAAGGACGGACCCCACCATGACCGCAATGCAGGACCACATCGACGCCATCTCCACAGCAGTGGACGACGCCCGCACCAGCATCGAAGCTGAGGTAGAGGCACTCAAAGCGCAGGCCACCCAGCCCCCAACCAACACGCCCGACTCGCCTGCACTGGACTTCGCGAAGCTGGACGCTGCGGTGGCGAAACTGTCTGGCGACTCACCAGCACCGGACCCAACGCCAGTACCGAACACACCGCCCGCGCCTGCACCCGAGCCCGTACCAGTAGCCCCAGCGCCGGCGCCTGACCCGAACGCGCCAGTTGACCCGAATGCCCCGACTGCTCCCTGACAGTCCTGTCCCATCCGGCATGCCCACATGAAGGAGATTCATCATGCCGAATCCGAACGTGGCTGCACCTGGTGCGACTGATGTAATTGTGCCATCAGCGGTGAGGACGGCAACAGGGGATTCCGGGCTGATCAGTGGGTGGGGCAACGTCAAAACGCTGCGTGCCCAGCTCGCTGTCACTGCAGTGAGCGGGACGACGCCAAGTATCTCGGTGTTTCTTGAAGACACGCTCGATGGTGTGAACTGGAATCAGTTGGCCGCCTTCACCCCAGCGAGTTCTGCTGGGGTGCAGGTCCTCAACGTCACAAGCTCGTTCACAGACAAGATGCGTTACCGCTGGGCGATAACAGGAACCACACCATCGGTGACATTCGCGGTCACCGTCTACAGCGAGTAGGAGATACATCATGCCTGGCACCAAGCCCAACCCTGGCACACCCAAGGACAAGCGCATCAGCGGACGTGGGCAGAAGCCCGGTCCCAAACCCAAACGCGGGTAGGGCACACGGGTACTGCACCACCAGACACCTACCTACCCGTGGCCTAGCGCGCCGCGACACCTGAGTTACATGGGGAGGTGATGGCCTCATGCCCCGCGCACTGGGTGTGTGTTGCCAACCCGGATGCCCACACCCAGCGCACAGCAGGGGTAGGTGCCACACCCACGCCACACTGCACGATCAGCAACGCGGCACCCGACACCAACGTGGGTACGGCACGGAGCACGACCACATCCGGCAGCACCTACTGAACCAGCACACAGAGGGCACACCCTGCATCAGGTGCGGGCAACCCATGTACAAGGCAACACAGCACCTCGATGCCGGCCACCCCGACCACACCCCAGCTAGCCGCGGCGGTAAAGCCAACAGACTCGAACACGCTACCTGCAACCGAAGCAGTGCAGGCGCCAAAACAGGGGAGGCAACAGAATGCCTAGACTCGGAGTGAAACACCCCCACAAAGGCAGTCACGCCAGCCGTCACCGCCCCAAAGGCCTGCACCACCCCCACAAAGGCGCCCACGTCCACCACCACGTCGCCAAGGGTGGCCACCACCCACACAAGGGCCACGCAGGCCACCACGCCGCACACCACTGACCATCGACCACTGTGCGCCCAAGCCCGACACGACCAACGACCAGTGGTCAAGATCAACGGACAGGGGTGGGGTACCACCACAGCGATCATGCCGAGAAGGACCTCTCCCTAGGTCCCTCCCAGTCCAAACCTCTGAAATGCCGATTCGAAAAAGTGCCGAGGGGGTCTGATGTCCGTTTTGCGCACTCCTTCGGGTCTCAATGCTGGTGGTAAGGCTCTGTGGCGCAGTGTTTCCGAGGATCACGCCTTGGATTCGGTGCAGGAGGTGCAGTTGTTGGAGGCGTGTCGGGCGAAGGATCGTCTGGACAAGCTGGATGCGCTGTTGCGCGGTGATGTTGACGTGTGGGCGTCGTTGACGCATCGGGTGCAGACCGAGGATTACGAGTTGGTCATCGATAAGGCGCTGGACAAGGCGAATACGACGGCGAACATGATGAAGCAGCTCCTCGCGGCTCTTCGTTTGCCGGATGAGCAGTCGGGTAAGCGTCCGCAGCAACGTGGGGGTGCTCGGGGGTCGTACAAGCCCACTGCTGTCGGTGGAACGGTGTCGTCGCTGGATCGGGCTCGGGCTGCGGCCCAGGGTGCTTGAAACCTCGAAGCCCCCACCTGAGTGGGGGCTTCGGCGACTCCGGGGAGAGGTCGCTACGGGGGCTTTGCCATCGGCAGCTCCGACCGGCCTTTGCGGCTAGGCGATAGCGACATTATCAGATGGCTGCGCTTTACGCCGCCGTTCGATGGCTTGGTCGCCCCAGCAGAGTTTATTCCCGCATGGTTCGCTCCCGTACAACCGAATGATGTGCTGGTCTGCTACAGCGCGGGCAGTCTTTCGGTCTGGGTACCGGCCGCCGACCTCACAGCCTTCGCGGCATCGAACCCGGAAGTACCCTCGACCGGGCTCGACTTCCACTCGGTGTGCGGTTTGCTTCACCGGAACAGTCGGAACTTTCTGCGCGGAGGTCTTTGTGATGGAGGATGGCCTCTCCAACTTCTTCGGCCGCCCTTATATGCGACTCCAGTCCAACGCTGACCGCAGGTATCGCAGGTCCATTTGAGTCTGAGTGAGATGTCATCTGGTCCAGGATCGGGGGTCGTCGGCACTTGGCAGTCGTGGACTTTTTCGATCTCCACCTTGTTGTTCATCGGAACAGCCTGAACGGGCTGCGGGTGACGCTGCGCTGGCTACCCACCATGGCCCAGTGGACGTGTTCGTGGTGCGTCGACAGGTAGTCCGACCAGAGCGGTCCCTCTACGTCCGATCCTGGGCAGTACTTCGTTGGCAGGTCATGTTGCACTACATCTCCGCATCGGCAGGTGTACGACTTCCACCCCAGCGCCTGCGCAATGGTCACCGGAACAGGCTGCGCGTCACGGATCGACGGACAAGGCGCTTGGGAAGGGTGCCGCGTTTCGCGGCTTGACCGTCGCCCATGGCGCGTTGCGTCTTGTAGAGCGTTCGGCGGGTCTGGCTGAACAGGCTCTTACTCATGGTTTCCATCCTTCTTTCTCCCAAAAATCTCGCTGAGTATGGACTCTTCGTGCGCGAGCCGTTCTCGGTTTTTCGCGGCATCTGCGGTGAAGTGGTAGCGGTGCTGTACAGACTTGACGTGCTCGGGCCAGTAGTTGCGTGCTTCAGCTTCGGTCTTGAAAGATCGCTTGAACTTCCCGCCTACGCCGCCCGTGCGTCTGCCGCAGAGTCTGCAACGGAGCATCCAGTGGTTCTCATCGACTCGGAGTATCCAACGGTTGCCTTTCATGGCTTCCATCCTTTGGGCATCGTGTCGGTGGCGTAGCGGAACATCAGAACCTCACTGGCGCGGATAGCAGTTCGGGGGCGCTAGAGTGCGGCAGGCTGTTAGCCCACTGGTCTAAGAAGTCATCGCGGTAGTACCAGTCGCCGTGGGCGCGGCGTTCAGAGAGCGCCTGATGGATGGCCCTCTCTACCCATAGGTTTCCGTCGAGCCACCCGACCAGGATGGCCCTCTCCCCAACGGCCAGGTTATGTGGGTGTTGGCACCCGCGGGTCTTCGAGTTCAAGCTCCTGATCCGCTGGGCGAGGTTGGTTGTGTACCCGATCTTGAGGTACCGGCCGCATCGAGCGGCGTACACAACGTTGCGTTGCATCATGCCTTGGCCTGTGGCTGGGCTAGTGCCCAGGTGAGCATGCGGCGAACGAGTTCGGAGCGTGTGACGTCCTGCTCCGCGGCGCGTGCATCGAGCTGGGCGCGGAGGTGCTCGGGGATGCGTACGACCATCTCCCTGCCGATCTTGGTTTCCATACCACGGGATACTACCCCGTGACACGTGGTAGTGCAACGTCAAACGGGGGTTGTCATGCCGTGGGCTGGCCCCGAATTCGACACTCACGTCTGTTCCCTCGGCTACGAGGTGGCTGACTGGATTGGCGAGAACTGCTGCTACGGCCCCGGCGACCTCCAGGGCGAACCTGTCAAGGGTGATCTAAAAATGGATGCCGAGTTCGAGGCGTTCATCGTGGCTGCTTACCGCATTGATCCGGCAACCGGGCGCAAGGTGTACGACGAAGGCGTGCTGTCCCGCCCGAAGGGCCGGGCCAAGACGGAGTTGGCTGGGTGGTTGGTTGTCGCTGAGGCGTTCGGCCCGGCCCGGTTCTCCCACTGGGATGATGCTGGGCAACCGGTGGGTAAGCCGGTCACGTCCCCGCTGATCAAGTGTTTGGCTACGGAGGAGTCGCAAGCCACGGCTTCCTTCTCGGTGGTGGCTTACATCGCCGGCGATTGGGGCAAGGAAGCCCACCCCGACATCTACGCCGGGGTGTCAGGTATCCGCCAGTACCAGTCGGCCACCGCGCTGTATCTGCCGCACGGTGGGGAGATCCGGGCCTGCACTTCGGGGGCCGCGTCGAAGGATGGCGGTAAGGAAACGTTCGTCGTCGCCGACGAGTCTCACCTGTACGTGCTGCCTGAGTTGAAGCGGATGTACGGCACGATCCGCCGCAACCTTGGCAAGCGGAAACTGGCTGAGCCGTGGCTGCTGCAGACCACCACCGCGTACCGGCCGGGGGAGCAGTCCATCGCCGAGGAAACGTTGACCGCCTGGCGCAAGGGTGAGTTGTCGTCAGGTGTGCACGTGGATCACTGTGAGGCCAAGGGCCGCATAGACATCGGTAACCGTGAGCACACGATGATCCAACTGCGGCAGGTGTACGGGTCGGCGGCGCAGTGGATGGACCTCGACCGCATCTACCGGGAGATGATCGACCCCCGTTCCTGCCCGGACGAGGCCACCGCGGCCCGCTACTTCCTGAATCGTCCGATGGCCACGAAGGACGCCTGGATCGCCAAAGACGTCCACGACGCGCAGACCCGTAGGGGTGATGTCGTGGCCATGGGCGAGGCGATCTCCCTCGGTTTTGACGGTTCCCTGAACGACGACACCACCGTCCTTCGCGGGTGTCGCATGTCGGATGGGTTCCTGTTCAAGATCGGTGTGTGGGCCAAACCGGACGGCCCCGGCGGCATCGGGTGGGAAGTCCCCCGCTCCGAGGTGCTCGCCGAGATCCGTGAAGCCTACGGGCGTTACGACGTGATCCGCGGCTACTTCGACCCCCACGAGTGGCGTTCCGACATCGACACCTTGGCCGAGGAGTTCCCTGATCGGGTGTTCCCGTGGTCCACCGCCCGCGACACAGCCATGGCCGCCGCTCTGGACCGTCTGCACTCGGACTTGATGACCGGTGTGGTGTGGCACGACGACGACCTGATCGCCGCCGAGCACTACGGCAACGCCTACGTGCGCCGCAAAGCCGGCCATCGCCTGGTCCGCAAGGAATACCCCAACAGCCCCCGCAAGATCGACTCCGTTGTCGGTGACGCATTGGCCTACGAGGCCCGTGCTGATGCCCTGACCGCCGGGTGGGGCAAACAGAAGTCCCGGCGTGTTGTCGGATTCTAGGAAGGAGCGGGCGTGAACCACGATCAAGCGCTCGCCCTCACCAAGTCTCTCGCCGCCGAGTTGAACGAGGATCGCCTGAAGCTGCGGACCCTGAACAACTACTACTCGGGCAAGCAGCCCCTGACGTTCGCCACCCAGAAGTTCCTGGAGGCGTTCGGTGGTTTGTTCAAAGCCGCTGCGGTCAACTGGTGTCCCCTCGTCGTGGCAGCGGTGTTGGAGCGGCTGCGGTTGACGGGTTTTCGCAACGGGGATGAGACCGGCGACAAGCGGGCCTGGGAAATCTGGCAGTTCAACAACCTGGACGCCGACTCCGACATCGGGCACCTCGAAGCACTCAAATCCGGTCGCGCCTACGTGATGGTCGGTCCCGGCGATGAGGGTGAACCGCCGCTGATCACCATCGAGTCGGCGATGAACGTGATCCACCGCAACTCCACCGCGAACCGTCGCAAGCGGGCAGCGGCTTTGCGGGTGTTCACCGATGACGACGGCACCAAGTGCGCCACCTTGTACACCCCCCTGGAGGTGTTCCGCTGGCGTCGTGGAGCATCCGGTAGCAGCAACGTCGATGACCTCACCACAGCCCAGTGGGAGCCCCGCACGGTGCCCGGACGGCAGTGGCCTGAGGTCAACAACCTAGGCGTGGTCCCGATCGTTCCGCTGCTCACTCAACCCGAGCTCGACGGGTGGGGCAACAGTGAGTTGGCGGCGGTGCTGCCGTTGCAGGACATGGTGAACAAGACCGTCGCCGACATGCTGGTGGCGTCGGAGTTCGTGGCCATGCCGCAGCGCACCGCTGTGGGTTTGGACATCATGCGCGACCCGGTGACCAACCAGCCGATCGAGCCGTTCTCCCCGACGTCCCGCTTGTGGCAGGCCGAGTCGGAGACCACCCACTTCGGTGAGTTCGCCGGCGCGAACCTCGGCAACTACGTCGAAGTGCTCACGTCGTTGAAGCAGGACATCGCCACCATCACCCGCACCCCCCCGCACTACTTCTACCTGTCCGGCCAGTTTCCCTCCGGTGAGGCCATCCAGTCCGCCGAGGCCGGTTTGGTGGCGAAGGCGCGGGAGCGGATGTTGACGTTCGGCGAGGCATGGGAAGAGGTCATGCGCTTGGCCTTCGTCGTGGACGGCAACCCAGACGCGGCGAGGCCGGACATGGAAACCATCTGGGCCGACCCGGAGTACCGCTCGGAGGCTGTCCATACCGACGCGGTGATGAAGAAGCAGGCCTTGGGTGTGCCGTGGTTGCAGCTCATGGAGGACCTGGGGTACTCCCCGCCGGTTATCGAGCGGATGAACCAGCAACGCAAGGACGACTTGGCGATGTCCGCGAAAGCGCAGGCCGCCGCATTGGCCGCTTTACCGCCTGGTGCGGTGCTTCCCGCGACGACCCACGTTCCCGGGGACACGACGGTGGCCCCCCACAGTCAGCTACAGCGCCTGGATGAGCGTTTCTCCGGCCCCACACCCCCTTCCTGACCGAAAACCGACAGATAACCCCCTTGTGTGGCGTGATGCCGCGCAGTGATGCCCGTGATGGGCGAAAAGGAGGCCGTGATGGCCGACGACCAGCCGAACCCGTTCGCATCGAAGCAAAACGCCCCGAATCACCCTGCGGACGATCCGAAAACGCCTGACCCGACGCCCAAAGAGCCGGAATCCGACGATCCGCCGAACGCTGACCCCGCAGTCAAGTCGGTACTGGCCAAAGAGCGGAAAGCGGCGCGTGATGCGACCGCCCGCGCTACCGCGGCCGAGGCGAAACTGCAGGAAATCGCCGACAAGGACAAGGGCGAACTGCAGCGGGCCACCGAACGCGCCGAGAAGGCTGAGCGGGAAGCCGGGCAGGCCACCACCCGCGCACTGCGGTTGGAAGTGGCCGCCGACAAGGGCCTCTCAGCCGCCTTGGCAGCACGTTTGCAGGGTTCTACCCGCGAGGAGTTGGAATCCGACGCCACGGAACTGCTGAAGCTCACTGGGGCGGGTACCCCCGCACGCCGCGACCCCGATCAGGGCCGCGGCGACACCGACCCCGCCAAAGACGGCGGCATGTCCGCCTGGATGCGTCGGTCGGTCCACTAACCCCCTGTCCCGGCGACTGCCGGGCGGATCACCCGAAAGGAAATGACTCGCCATGGCAGTCAACATCACCACCAGGTCAGATGCCGCAGCGGATGTCCCAGCCGCCCAGGCCAAGCTGATGATCGACGGCGCAGAGCGACACAGTGCCGCTCTGAGCCTGTTCAAGAAACTTCCGATGAGTCGGCGGCAGGAGCGTATCCGCATTCTGAGTGCGCTTCCCACTGCGTACTTCGTCAACGGCGACACCGGCACCAAGCAGACCTCGAAGAACGCTTGGACGGACAAGCTGGTGACCGCAGAGGAGATCGCGGTCATCCTCCCGGTGCCGCAGAACGTCATCGATGACGCCGACTACGACATCTGGACGTACCTGCGTTCTGATGCGGAAGAGGCCATCGGCAAGGCGCTGGATGATGCCATCTTCTTCGGTATCAACAAGCCGACCACTTGGCCGACTGCGCTGATCCCTGCAGCCCTCGCGGCCACCCCGTCGCACGCTGTCACCCGCGGCACCGCCACCCAGGCGAACGGTGGTATCGCACAGGACTTCAACGCATTGCTGGCGCTCATCGAGAACGACGGTTTCGACGTCAACGGTGTGATGGCGTCTCGTGGGATTCGGCAGTACTTCCGCGGTGCGCGCAGCACGCAGGGTGTGCAGCTCGCCGAGTTCGGTGCCAACGGCGACACCCTCATGGGGATGCAGATCGAGTACGGGGCACGTGGTTCTTGGCCGATGGGTGGGGTCGCCGGCACCTTGAACGCCTTGGCACTGATCGGTGACTTCACGCAGGGAATCCTCGGTGTCCGCGCCGACATTCAGGCGAAAATGCTCACCGAGGCTGTCATCCAGGATCCTTCTACCAACGCGATCGTCTACAACCTCGCGCAGCAGGACATGGTTGCGCTCCGACTGGTGTGCCGTTTCGGTTTCCAGGTCAGTAACTACGTCACCTGGGAGCAGGGCACCGAAGCCAACCGCTTCCCCTTCGGCGTTTTCAACAACACCGCAGTCTGATAAGGAGATTCAACTCATGGCTGACGAATCAACCACACCCACGGCCACCGCAACTGCCACGGCCACCTCCCCGGAGCCCAAGCGGGACCAGCCGCCCCAGGCCGCATCGCCCAAGGACGGCGGTACGCCCTCCGATGAGCATTTGGAGAAGGGGTACCACGGCGATTCTGCGGCGGACCTCGGCTACGAATCCCGCCCTCAGGATGTCGCCGAGTTCGGGAAGTTCACCGACTACCGCTGATTTGCCCGGCCGATACGAGAGGACCAGTAACTGATGCTTTCTCCTCTCGTATCGGCCGACGACCTCGCCACCTACGCCGATGTTGACCCCCTTTCCGCCAAGACAGGTCAGGCGGTGCGGTTCGCGTCGTCCATGGTGCGCATCGCCGCGGGGCAAACCCTCAGCTACGTCGCCAACGACGCAGTGACGTTGACCGGTGGTCATCCGAAACTGCTTCTGCCGGAGTACCCGGTGGTAGGCGTGTCGGCGGTCGCCGGTAAGTACTATGCCACTACCGCAGACCCGTTCTACTACGAGATTTACGACGCCGCAGCTCTGTACGGCCCCATTCCCGCCGGCGTGTGGGTGCAGGACGCACAAGGGCGCCTGTTACTCCCTAAGGGCGCTTGTTGGCCTCCTGTGGTGACGGTGACCTACTCGCATGGGTACACAGTGATTCCCGATGACCTGCAGATGGTGGTCGTGGGGTTGGCCGCACGGATGCTCGATAATCCGCTGGCCGACCAGGGTAAGACCACGGGTGGCGTGAGCAACAGCATCGCCCCCACGGACATGACGATCCTCGAAGACATGGTCATTGCCCGCTACCGCCGGATGACGAACTCGTGAGAACGCCGGGCCGGGAAACGGTGCAGGGAATCAACCTCACCAACGGTCCCCGTAACTCCAAAGGAATCCCCACCGAGGTCGAGTCGGCGTGGTTCCCGATCTCCGGTTGCTCGTTTCAGCCGCTTACCTCGGCTGAGCAGACCGGCAACATGGACCTGACAATCACCCTGTGGCGGTTGTACGCCCCCGCTACTGGTCCAGCCTCCACGCTGACCGCCACCAGTCGAGTTTTCGCCTACGGCACCAAGTATCAGGTGTTTGGTGACCCGCAGGTGTGGACAGATGCCCGCGGCCACCCCGATCACTTCGTCTGCGAGCTCCGCAAGGCTTCCGGCTGACCATTCCGCTCTACCAACTGCATTGGGGGTTGCTGATGGCTGCCCAATTCCTCCCCGATCCGCTCGGCCTAGAGGTTTGGCTGCAAACCGACCCCGAGTTGCACGCCCACCTTCTGCATGAGGCTGAGCAGGTCGCTGAGCGTGCCAGGGCCATTGCCCCGGTGGGCGACAAGGAGCACACCCTCAAAGGCGGTTACGTGGACAAGCCCGGTGACTACCGGGATTCCATCGAAGCGTCGGTGGTGCAGGGCGGAAAACGTATGAAGGGCCGTGTCACCGCCCACGACTACAAAGCCCACTGGATCGAATACGGCACCAAACACCAGCCCGCTCAGCACGTCCTGCACCGGGCCATCGGCGGGGAGTGATGGCGTTCGCTGATGTTGAGGCGGTGCTGGTCAGCTTCCTGTCCTCGGTTCCCGGTGTCGCGGATGTGTCCGTGGAAATGCCGAACCTCCCCAAGCTGCCGTTCCTTCTCGTGACCCGCGTCACCGGCGGCGACGACTACATCACTGACCGGCCAGTGATGTACGTCGAAACCTTCGCGGCGGATCGGCAGACGTCGAGCGATATCGCTCGGCGGGTTCACGAAAAGATGATGCACCTACGCCACACAGTGGTGGGTGGGGTGCTGATCGACCACTGCGAAACCATCAACGGACCGTTCTGGTCCAACTACCAGGACGAGAACATGGAACGCCACATCGCGTCCTATGCCGTCCATTCCCGATTCAACGCTTCCCCCACCTGAGAAGGAGCATCACATCATGGCCGGAGCAACTTGGGACAGCATGTTCGTCCCCAACCCCCAACTCGTTTTCAAGGGTCTTTACGGCGACGTGATCGTCAAGGACTATAGCCTGCAGAACCCGTTCGCCAACTGGTCGCCGTTCGACTCGGCGACCGGCTTGCTGTCTTCGGACCTGCTCAGCGGGCAGGGCTTCATGGAGACGGGGCTGCTCGATGAGAACGGGGTTGTTTTCACCCCGAAGTACGCGGTCGCGGACACCATGGCGTGGCAGACTCGTGCCACGGTCCGCAAAGACGTTACGCAGGATACTGCGGAGTCCACGTTCACATGCATCGAGTCGATGCGACCAGTGGTGCAGGCGTTGCGTGAGTCGGTGCCGTTTTCCCAGTTGCAGGCGGTCGGTGCGCCCGGGTTCGGGTTCAAGAAGTCCCGGACGCCGCGTGTTTCGTTGCGTTCCATTCTGCACATCGCGGTGGACAACCAGTTGGGCGCCGACTGTTACCAGGTGACTTTGTACCCGCGTGCAGTGCTGACCAAGCCTGACGTGAAGTCGCAACAGGCGAAAACGGAGCAGTCCACGAAGCTCATGTTTGAGCCGTTGTATGACCAGGTGGCGGGGTTCGCGGAGTACACGTGGACGGACGGCCCAGGTTGGCGTCTGCTGTCCGCCTTGGTCGCCGTGTCCTCAGTGGTGGCGACTGCGGTCACCGGCGCGAAAGCGAACCTGACGTTCAACCCGCCGACCAACGGCACCGCGCCCTACACCTACTCGGTAGGGATTGTCCCTGCCGCATCTGGTGCGACAGTGACCTTCGGTGGTACCGCCGCGGCTCCGACTGCTGTGGTGTCTGGTCTGACTGTGGGCACGTCTTACGCGTTCACGGTGACCGCCACCGACTCCACCGGCAGGGTGTCGCAGGCTTCCACGACGTCGAACTCGGTGACCGCGATCACCTGACCCTGATCCTCGGCGGCGCGGTGTTGTCGGACGCCGCGCCGCCGAGCCTTCACCCCCAATCATCCGGCAATCCGACGAAAGGCAACACCATGGCTAAGTTTCTTCCTCCGCTCTCAGCGGAGATGGACATCGATGATATGCGGGCGCAGGCCTTGGAGAAGGTAGGTGGCCAACCTGGCATAACCCTCACCACGAAGGATGGGGAACGGTTCTTGGTCGCACATCCGTTGTGCATGCCCGATGACAAACAAGCACTGATGGATGAGCTGAACGAAAAGGGTGACAACTCGTCTATTTCCCTGGCACGGGTAGTGCTCGGCGAGGAGGAGCACGCCCAGTTTATTGCTTCCGGCGGCCGCTCCAACGACGTGGCTCTCGTTTTCAGCCTGATGATGGAGCGGGTGAACAACGCCCCAAACTTGCCGAGGTAGTGGGCCTGCTCGTCCACTACTGCACGGAAATTGAGTCGGACCTGTCCCGGTTTCATCACCGCGACATCGGCGACTGGTACCTCGGCGAAATGTCCTCACGCGAGCTGCTGGTCATCGTCGGCCACCTCCCGGAGGAGTCCGCGACCAAGGCGGCGATGCGGGACGACCCGTGGACAACCATGCACCACCTGATCGCCAACGTGCAGGACGCGTTCACCTTTTACCGGGGTGACTTCGCCAAGGCCAACGGTGGGACAGCAAACCCAGAACCCATACGGCGGCCGGGCGCGGACAAGCGGGAAACAAACCGCCTTGAAGCGCAGAAATCGAAGCACCAGTCGCTGATGGCGTCCATCGGCGGAACAACGCCACAGTGAGGAGCTGACCAATGTCTGTTGGCTCCGTGTTCGTGGACATCATCCCCCGTGTCATGGGAATGAGTGCTGCCATGACACGCGATGTGGTGGCCCCTGCCGAGGAGGGCGGTACGGAGGCCGGGCGGACGTTCTCCACGGCGTTCACCCGCTCCGTCACCGGGGGCACGTCGTCCACGGTGGCCGCGGTGCAAGCCCAGGTCCGTGCAGCACAGGCCGCGGTGGAACAGTCCTCCGTGGCTATTTCGGCGGCACGGGACAAGGAACTGGCTGCCGCGGACCGGGTGCGGATCGCGGAGACCAAGCTAGCTGAGTCGCGGGCCAAGTATGCCGCCGAGTCATCCCAGGTGGTGGCCGCCGAGGCACGCCTGGAAGCGGCGAAGCGCACCGAGGTCACCGCATCGGATCGTGTCGTGGTGGCAGAGGCCAACGAAGGCCGGGCGAAGGCCGACCTGATCGCCCGCAACGATGCCCTCGCGGTGTCCAGTGCTCGCGCTGCGGAAGCGTCCGCACGGTCCAGTGAAACTTCCGGCGCCGGCGCCCTCGCGCTGGCCGGGAAGTTCAAGACCCTTGCCCTCGGCGTGGTCGGTGTTGACGCGGTTATCGGCATCGACGCTGTGCACCAGGCCGGTAACTACCAGCAAGCATTGACCAAGTTGGCGACCACTGCCGGTGAGTCCACCGGCAACCTGCACTTGGTTGGGCAGGGCATGCTCGACATGGCTGGTCAGGTTGGGGTGTCCGCGCAGGACCTCGCCAAGGCCATGTACACCGTTGAATCCTCTGGGATTCATGGTGCTGACTCGCTCATCGTCCTCAAAGCGGCAGCGCAGGGCGCGAAGCAGGAGAACGCCGACCTCACTCACGTCACCGATGCGGTAACCACCGCCCTGCACGACTACAACCTTCCTGCCTCTGACGCCGCGAAGGTCACCTCACAACTGATCACCGCTGTCTCGCACGGTAAGACCACGTTCGATGAGCTGACCGGGGCCATGCACTCGGTGACCCCGATCGCTGCGGCTGCGGGTATCTCTCTCGCCGAGGCGTCGGGCACGTTGGCGTCGATGACGGCCTCGGGCATGTCGGCGGACCAGGCGGCGCAGAACCTCGGCTCCACCATCAAAGGCTTGGCCGCCCCGACCCAGCCGGTCATCAAGGAATTGGCCGCCCTCGGGCTTAACTCGGTGGAGCTGTCGAAGAACCTCGGCAAGACCGGGGTCGCCGGCACCCTGCAAGAGGTTTCGACTGCCATTCTCGAGAAGATGGGCCCGGCGGGCACCACCCTGCTCTCCACGCTGAACCAGTCGAAACTGGCCGGTGCGGACGCAGCGAAAATGTACGACTCGATGGCTCCGCCGCTGCGCAAGGTCGCGGATGAGCTGATAAACGGGACGATCACGACCCGGCAGTTCACGCTCGGCACAGGGCATCTCGATGCCGCGTTGCAGGGCCAGGGTCGGTCGTGGCTGACGCAGTACAAGAACGCCAACGGCTTCTCGCAGGCGCTGAAGTCTGGTGGCAACGACACCCAGACCTACATGGAAGCCCTGAAGCGGGCCACGGGCACCACAGATGGCATGGCGGTGGCCCTACAGGTCACCGGCGAGCACGCGGACGCCACGAACGCCGCTATCAAGGACATCGCCAACGCCGTTCCCGAGGCTGACGGCAGCATCAAGGGCTGGTCTGAGGTTCAGGGGAACTTCAACCAGAAGCTTTCTGAAGTGGTCGCCGGCATCAAGTCCTGGGTCATCGAACTCGGGCAGAAGCTTCTCCCTGCAGCGACCTCGTTCCTGTCGCTGTTGGTGTCGTCCGCGTCGTGGATGGGTGAGCATTCCCGGCTGATCGGTGAGATCGCTAAGTGGGTCGGGATCGCCGTGGGCGCTTTCGTGGCGTGGCGGGTGGCGATGGTTGCGGGCCAAGCGGTCACGGTCGCATGGGGTGTCATGATGGGCATCTTCAACGGCACCATCACCGCCGGAACTATCGCTACCAAACTCGCCGCCGCCGGGCAATGGTTGTGGAACGTGGCCCTCGACGCCAACCCGGTCGGCCTCGTTATTGTCGCGATCGGCGCACTAGTGGCCGGGGTTATCTACGCCTACACCCACTTCGAGGGCTTCCGCAACGTCATCACCGACGTGTGGAAGTGGATGAAGGACTTTGCGTCGTGGATCCTTGGCGATGCGAAAGCAATGTGGCACGCACTGGGCACAGGGTGGGATGCGGTTGTCGGTGCGTGGAAAGCTGTCGTGGCTGATGGCCAGGCCATGTGGCACGCGCTGATCACTGGGTGGAATGCCCTAAAAGACGCCACGGGCGCGGTTATCAAGTACCTGGTCGATGCGTGGAATTCCTTCACGCACGCGCTGTCCACCGGGTGGAACGAAGGTATTAAGCCCGTTCTAGTTTGGGTCGGCAACGCTTTCGAGCTGGTCGGTAAGATCATCTTCGCGGTGGTCGGTACCGTCATCTTAGCTCAGTTCCGCCTGTTCATGAACGTCGTGCACGCCTTGTGGAACGACGCAGTCCATCCAGTCCTCGGCTGGATCGGCGACAGGTTCCACTGGCTGTACGACAGCGTGATTATGCCCGTGATCGGCTTCATCAATGATGCGATCACCGCGTGGGGCACTGCAATGCGCTGGCTGCACGACAACGTGACCAAGCCTGTGTTTGACGCCATCGCCGCAGCTTGGCATTGGGTCTACGACATGGCCGTCAAGGTTGTGACTGATCTAATTAACGATGCCATCCGAGGCTGGGCAACCACGATTACGTGGCTGCACGACAACGTGATAAAGCCGGTCTTTGGCTTTATCTCGGATGCGTGGCACTGGCTGTACGACACGGCCGTCAAGGTTGTTACCGACCTGATCAACGATTCGATCCGCGGTTGGGCGGCCACAACCACCTGGATCCACGACAACGTGATCGTGCCCGTGTTCAACGCGATCTCCGACACATTCCACTGGATCTACGAGCAGGTCATCAAGCCGATCATCGGTTTCATCAAGGACGAGATCACCGGCTGGGCCAATATCATGCACTGGCTGTACGACAATGTCATCAAGCCGGTGTTCGATGCTGTCGGGTCAATTATCCGCACCACCTATGACGACGTGATTCACCCAGCGTTCGAGGCACTGAAAACTGGCGTCCACGACGTCGGGGAAACCTTCGACACCGTTGTTACGGCCATCGGCAAGATATGGGACAAGCTCAAAGAGCTGGTTGCGATCCCGATCAACTTCGTCATCAACACCGTCCTGAATGACGGTCTGTTCAAGGCGTGGGACGACGTGGCTGGGCTCGTCGGTTTGCCGAAGGCACCGCACATCGACCCGGTGAAGTTCGCTGATGGTGGCGTCATGCCCGGTTACACACCGGGCCACGACGTGCACCAGTTCGTGTCTCCCACCGGGGGCCGTTTGGAGTTGTCTGGCGGTGAAGCCATCATGCGCCCGGAGTGGACAAAGGCTGTGGGTGGTCCAGGGGCTGTTGCGGAGATGAACCGCGCCGCACGAGCGGGCACGATGGCGGCGTTCGCCAATGGCGGTGTCACTAGCTTCGCTGATGGTGGTGTCACCTGGCCCGCCATGCTCAGCATCATCCAGGGCCAATTCCCCTGGGCGCTTGACAACTCCGACGTGCGTCCCGGCGACCCCGGTTACCACGGCAAGGGTGAAGCCCTCGACGTCGGAGCCCCCGGCGACAACCCCGCGCAGTTGGCTCAGGTGGCCGCCTGGATCGGCTCCAACTACTCCAACTCCACCGAGCTGATCCACAACCCAAACGGTTCCATCAAGTTCGGAAAGTCTGTGCCACCGTCGTTCTGGGGTGCGGAGACGTGGTCGCAACACGCCAACCATGTGCACTGGGCCAACGACCGCGACCCGCACCTGAACAGCGGAAACCTTCTCGGCACCATCGGCAGTGAAATTTCCAGCGCCGCGGGGGCTGTCACCCACTTCCTGCGCGACCAGGTTGGGCGCATTTTTGACGGCATCATGAGCCCCATCGGCGGACTGATCGACACGACGTTCGGGAAGCCACCACCGCAGATCAAGGGCTTACCGCGTGGGTTGTTCGACAAGACGGTCGGCAAGGTGCATGACTTCATCGTCGGCAAAGCGGACGCGAAGGATGCCGCAAGCAGTGGTGGTGGGTCGGCCACCCTCGGTCCTCTAGGTGGTAACGCCACCGCCTACGCACGGGAGATCAATCGCTCGGCCATGGAGCACGGCTTCGGCAAAGAGGGCTCTATCATTGGTATTGCCACCGGCATGGTCGAAACCAATCTGCGGGAGTACGCCAACTCGAATGTTCCAGCATCGCTAAGTTTCCCGCACGACGCGGTGGGTTCGGACCACGACTCCGTAGGTATCTTCCAGCAGCGCCCGTCCTGGGGTTCGCTGGACCAACTGATGAACCCACACGCCTCGGCTGACCTGTTCTTCAACCGGCTCGGCTCATTCGACTGGCGGTCGATGGACCCCGGCGCTGCTGCGCAACGCGTGCAGGTTTCGGCGTTCCCCGGCGCCTACTCAGGTCGGATGGGTGACGCACGAGCATTGGCCGACACCTTCGACGGCGGTGGGCTGGCTCTCGGTCGGGGCCTGATGGCGAAGGAAACCATCGTGCCTGAGCGGATGCTGTCCCCGCGGCAGACCGAGGCGTTCGAGCGGCTGGTGCCGATGCTGTCCGCGCTACCCCCGGCTGGGGACACCACTACAACCAGCAACGGCCCGCACATCGAGCAGCACATCTACCCGCGGGCCGGTCAGTCGGAGGCACAGATCGCCGCCGACGTTGAGCGGCGCCTCCTGTTTGCGATGCGTTAGGAGGTGATCCTATGGCGGTAGCAGACCGCATCGTCACTCTCGCTGGGGTGCAGTTCTTGGCGTATGACACACCCGACTCCAGCGGGGTGTCGAGGATTGCCACCGAGCTCGGTGGCTGGCTTGGCACCCCCAAGCTACGGACCAGCTACACGCCGCTGCCGTTCGCTGCGGGCAGTATCTACAGCCCCGCATATGCGGATCACAGGGTTCTCGTGCTGGATGGGGAGATCATCACCACCGATCCGGCCACGTTGAGTCGGGCGCTCCGCGCCTTGAACGGGCTGTGCAGTCAACCGGAGCAGTTGTACACGCTGCAGGTCGATGACTCAGCCGGGTCGCTGTTCTGCCTGGTGCAACGTTCCACTGAAATTTTGGCCAAGTCGGGAGACGGCCTGGTGGCGCAATTCTCGGTGTCGTTGACGGCCCCGGACCCCCGCCTGTTGGACGTCACTTTGCAGTCGGCGACCACGCAGATGGCGCAGCCGGGCAATGGTGGGGTGCCGTGGAACGGTCCGCCTCCGGGCACCACCGGCACCCAGTGGAACGGGCCGACAGGCACCACGGGCCTCGCCTACGGGCAGCCTGGCCCCAGTGGCATTGTGACCGTCGACAACACGGCGGGTACCGCCCCCGCTGATGTGCTGCTCACCATTCAAGGCCCAGCGACGAACCCTACTCTGATCACCACCGCCGGGGTCATCGTGTACGGCGGCACCTTGTCTGCTTCGGATGTGTTGGTCATCAACACCGGCACAGGTTCGGTACTGCTGAATGGCGCCAACCGCCGCAATTTGTTGACGAGGGCGGGGTTCTTCCAAATCCCGGCCGGTCAAACGTTGGGTATCTCATTCTCCGCTGACCTGCAGAACAACACCGCCACCCTCACCGCCCAGTGGCGGACCTCGTACCTCTAGGAGACCTCAATGGCCGTTGCCCTCTCTAACGGACTCCCGCTAACTGGGGCCGATGGCTCGACCGGTCGCAATAACGGCAGGGACATCCGCAAGGGTCTCCTGTCGTCGCTGCTGTTGCCGGACACGAAGTCGAACCCGTTGGCGGTCCGCAACGGGGTCCTCAGCCATGACTACGACAGTGGTGGGGTCAAGTCGCTACGGGTGGACCAAACCGGCACGGCCAGCGCGCAGGTCATCATCCAACCGGGCGCTTTCGTCAGTGAGCGGGCAGGGCAAGGGCCTTACATCGGGTGGGGGGAAACCAGTGCCGGGGTGTTGCTCACCCCACCCACCTCCAACTCGACCAACCCCCGCATCGACGTCGTGTACGCCCAAGTACTGGACAAGGCCAGCATCAGTCTCGACCCGTCCACGGACGCCATCGTGGATGTGGTAATAGGGGTGCCATCGGCGACCCCAGCGGCCCCAGCGGTCACCGCCGATGGTGCTGTGATCCTGGCCCAGCTGTACCGCCCGGCAGGCTCCACCACCATCACTCAGGCGAACATCACCGACGTGCGCCGCTCTACCGGCCTGGTGGGGACGATCCGGCGCCTGCTGCCCGGCGACTTCCTGTCCGACCCGGGGAAGGTCGACGGCGAATTACGCTACCGGCAAGCTGTTGGTGGGTTGCCGTCGTTGGTGGACTACTGGGACGCCGGGCAGGGGGTGTGGCGGGGCACGCAGAGCTTCGCCCTGGCCGGTGCGTGGCCCACCACCACGTTCGGTGGTATCGCTGTCAGCGTCAGCGGTACGCAGGTCACCTACACCGGTGTGAACAGCGCCGGGAATATTCCCATTTCGGTAAGCATCCCCGACCCCGGCTGGCCTTACCGGGTGCAGGCATCCACAGGCTTTACGCTCGCCAGCGTCAGCGTAGCCAACACATACCTTAACTCGTACGTCAGCGTCAACAGCAACCTCTTTGCGGGTAGCTACTCGTCAACCGGCAACCCTCAGGTCCTCTCTATCGTGCCTGTCGGAAACGCGATTTACACAGGACCCTCTACGGCTCGCCTTTACTGGGATGTTGTCGGGTCCGGTGGCGGATCGGTGAGTATCAACATCGACACCCGCAACAACTTGATGATCCAGGTCGTGCCGGCCTGATGGTCGCGTACCGGTTGGCGGTGGCGAACACCATCTCCGGGCAGATCGTTGGCGACCTCCCCTATGTCACGACCCCCACATGGGGGCGGGTGCTGAACGGCTCCGGTTCCTTGTCTGGTGTTGCGGTGCCGTTGAACCCGACACAGTTGGACGCGGACATGGCCCAGCGTTTGCGGGAGCCGTGGCGGTGGACGATCCTCTGGGCCTACGGCAATGTCATCCTGCAAGCTGGCATCCTGTCCTCGATCACGGTGGACGACACGCAGAAACCCTCGGTGGCGTCGTTGGCGACTACCACCGTGTGGGAGTTCCTGACCCGCAAACGCCTCGTGGTCACCCCCGGTCAGGACATTGGTACCGACGCCGCGAACGTCGTTTTCTCCCCTACCGCACCGGACACCGCGAACCGGAACCTGTCGCTGCACTCCATCGCCCGGCGCCTGGTGGAACTAGCCACCGTCAACACCGACCCCACCTACCAACTGCCGCTCGTCCTGCCCGACACCATCGGCGGCACCAACGTTCGCACTTACTTAGGATCGGATTTGGCCACGACAGGCACCCGACTGTCGGAGCTCACCCAAGTCATCAACGGGCCCGAGATCGAGTTCGCCCCCGAGTTCAACGACTCCACGCAGGGCTATTTCCGGTGGCGAATGCGGATCGGCAACAACAGGCTCGGGCAGTTGGGATTCCCCCACGCCTGGGACTACCAGAGGGCTCTGCTGTCCCTGTCCACGGGCATCGACGGGACCGACATGACCTTCAACGTCACCAGCAAGGGCCAGGACACGAGGACGGTTTCCTCGGCCACACCCCCCGTGGCTTCCGGTGCCCTGATCTCCGCAGCAGCCTCGGACACCACCTACACGGGGCAGGGGTGGCCGGCGTTGCAAACCGCGGACACCGGGCATACCTCCACCATCGACACTGCCACCGTCGCGGGGTACGCCACTGCTGCGGTCACCACCCACCGGGTGCCGATCAAAACGGCCACCGCCCGTATCAGCATCAACGGGTTGGACAATCAGGGCCGGCAGACCGGGGCACCCTCCATCGACCTGATCGCGGTGGGCGACACAGCGTTCGTCGGCCTCGTGGGGCACCCGTTCCTGCCCGACGGCCAGTACGGCCTGCGGATACTCACCCTGGAGTCTGGGCCTGATGCTTTCACGGCGAAGATGGTTGTGCAGGTACTGATGTGAGTGCCCCCGATCAGTACCCACAGCTGCCCCCTGGTGTTGCCCCGTACGTCGCTGGCATCGCGTCGGAGTTCGCGGCGATCCGGCACGACGCGGAGGAAGCGGGGCGGCGGTCTCCGCCGGTCATCAGCTTTCCTCCGTTCCCGGTGGTCCCTGCGTCGTCGCCACCGGAAACGCAGTCCATCCTTGCCCCCGGTGCGGGGTGGTCGAACTACGGCGGCGGCCTCCAACAACTCGGCTACGAGCTGATAGGTACACGGGTGTTCCTCCGCGGTGTCCTCACCAACACCACGGCCATCACCAACGGGGGACCGTCCATCATGTTCACGATGCCCGCCGGGCTGATACCTGCTGTCACGGAAATATTCGCCACGGTGGGTGGATCCAACGCCATCTACCGGGTGGACGTCAACTCCAACGGGACCGTGGACGTGATCGGCAACCTCCCGCTCAGCAACTTCGTCACCCTGTCCGGCATCACCTACTCGACGCTTGCCTAGGAGGCGGGTCATGGTCATCACCCTCACTGTCCCCGACCAGCTAGTTCCCCGTGTGGTCAACGCTTTGTGTGACGTCGGTGGGCACTCCACGGTGAACGCCGCCAACGCGAAAAGCACGCTGCTGGACATCATCACGCAGATGGTGCAGTCCGTGGAGTCCCGGGCGGCGATGACACCACCAACGCCGGTGGCGCCGATCACCGGCCTGTCCTAACCCCCCCGTTTCACCACTGTGACGTTTGGAGACCCCATGCCCGACTGCCTCTTCGCCGACGTATCGTATTTTCAAGCCAAGGTGGACGACTCCTACCCTCACCGGGTGTTGTCGATCCGCTCCAACGACGGCACGTTCCGTGACCCCAACTTTTCCCACAACTACCAGTGGTGCGTGAACGCCGTTGCAGGCGGCCGTCTGGACTGCTTCATTGTGTACGCCTACTGGCGGCCGAACTGGGAGGCCACCGCGAACACGATGCGCGACATGGTGAACGCCGAAGGTGGGCCGCACCCCCGCATGGTGGCAATGGTCGACCTCGAATCCGGTGGTAACCCTGGCGGGGATCAGTCGGGGGGTGTCAACGCGTGGTGCGACAACATCGCCGCCTGGTTGGGCACTCCGAGCGGTGGTGGTCGGGTCATCGGTTACGGCGGTGTGTATGACCTTCGGAGCATGTGGCCGAATCGGCCCGCGGGGATGCGGATGGTCATCGCCGGGTACGGCGGGGCATCTCCGATGGGGTTCCCCGGTTTCCTCGCCCACCAGTACACCGATGGTGGTGGGTACGGTGCCCCAGCACCCCAGGGTTGCCCACCGTTCGGGAACTGCGACATGAACTCCGCTGACGGTATCGATGCCGCGGGGTTCTGCGCCGCTGTGGGCCTCGGTGCAGCATCCGCCCCGATGGTCGGTGGGGCGATCGGCGACCTGTACAACACCCTCGGCGGGCCAGGTGGCCTGCTGGGCAATCCCACGACCCCAGAAACCAGCTGCCCCGATGGGGTTGGTCGGTACAACCATTTCGACCGCGGCTCCATCTACTGGACTCCCACCACGGGGGCGCATGAGGTCATCGGGTCGATCCGCGACACCTGGCAGGCACAGGGCTGGGAAACCGGCAAATGGGGCTACCCCATCAGCAACGAGATCGGTTGCTCGGAGGGTGCCCACCAGTACTTCCAAGGGTCCGCGGTGTTCTGGCGGGCCTTCAACAACAAGATCACGGAGCTGAGCTGACATGAGCGCAACACCAATTTCGTGGTCGAACCCGGCCGAAGCCTTGAAAGCGATCACTTCCGGAATTGTGACCTTCGTCGGGGCGGTGACGCTTTCCCTGTCCACGAACCCTGGCAACACCGCACCGACATTGGTGCAGTGGTTGATCGCCGGCATCTTCGGATTGGGTGCCCTGGTCACCACGTACTACGTGCCCAACGCCAACGCCAAGCAGAAAGCGGTCATCGCGGATGCCGAGAAGGTCGCGGTGGACTTGGTAGAACATAATCCGCAGCAGGCCATTGTGGATGTTACACAGGCCGTGATGGCAGCCAACTACCTGCAGCGGGCAGCGGCGCAGGCTGTGCCTGTGGTGGTCAACGTGACACCCAAACCCGCCTACACGGGTCCGATCCCGCCTGTCTCCGAGCCCGTGGGAGCGACCGCAGTCAGCGCCGCACCGTGAGAAGGGCGCGGTTGCGTTTCATTGAGCATCCCCATCTGTGGATTAAACGCCGACCCGCCAAACTCGGCAGGCGCGGAACTGTGCTGCTGATTCTCGGTGTCATCTGGTTTTTTATCGGCATCTCCACCATCGCCGACCCCTACGCCTCGGGTGGCCGTAACCTGGGCTTGTTCCACGAAGCTCTGCCGTCGTGGTTGCGGGCCACCTTGTGGATCGGGACCGCCCTGCTCGCCCTGTCCTCGGCGTGGCGGGTCGCCGGGCGCCGCGACGATTGGGGGTTCATGGGCCTGATCTTGATGCCCACCGTCCGGGCAATGTCCTACCTGTGGGCGTGGCTGGTCGACCTGTTCGACGGCAAGGGTGATCCCACGGGGTGGTTGGGGTTCATCGTGTGGGGCACCGTCACGGTCCTCGTGTACACCATCTCGGGGTGGCCGGAGACACCGAAGTTCGTGCCCCCCGAAACAGAGGCGGCAGCGCATGATAACGACTGAGCTTATCAGTGCCGGTGGTGGTGTCGCAGCGGCGGCCATCGCCGCCCTCGCCGTCCGGCACACCGGCCTCCAAGCACGCATCGCCAACCGTGTCACCCGCGACGAGGACCAGGCGGTCATCGTCTCCCACGACGACGTGCAACGCCGCCGCGATGTGGTGGAGTCCTGGGAATCGTTCACCGTCACCCTGCAGAAGCAGATGACAGCGCTGGACGAGAAGATAGCTGGGCTGGACGTGAAGATAGCTGCGCAGGCCGACAAGATCGCCGAAGTCGGCCGCAAACTGGACCGGGCTGGGCGCACCCTGACCGCGGCCATCGCCTACATCGAACGTTTGCTGGACTTCATCAGCGCGCAACTGCCGGACCACCCGAACGTGCCGCAAATGCCCGCTGAGGTCCGCCAACAGATGCACGAGCAGTAGGAGACCCCTGTGACCACACCCCTCACCCTCGGTGCAGCCCCAGGACCGTTGTCCGTGATCCTCACCCCCGGTGCCGCGTTCACCGCCGAAATCGACGCCGTACTGAACGGCACCCCGTACACATGGCCGGTAGGGACGACTGCTCGTCTGGTGTTCGAGCGCGGTGATGTGACATCACAAACCTGGGCGGGTGTGGTGGTGGGGTCGGCCATCACGTTCACCGCCACCCAAGTGATGAGCGACGGGGTCCCGGACGGTTCCCACGCCCGGCTGTACCTGAACACCAGCGGCGGGGTAACCGGGGAGTTCCTGTGGTTGGCGGGGTCGGTGAGCAAGAGTGGTTAGCATCGCCCCCGGTGTCACCGTCCAGGTCACACCGCCCAGCCGCCCCGCTGTGGTCGTGGCACCCCCTGCGGCGTCGGTGGTGCAGGTCGCGCCCATCGTCGGCCCACGCGGCCCTGTTGGCCCACCAGGCGGCAGCGGGTTCAGCTACGTGCAAACCACCCCGGCAGCGTCGTGGCCCGTCATCCACAACCTGGGCCGCTACCCCTACGCCGTGACCATCAAAGTTGGTGGCTCACTGCAGTTCACCGACGTGGACTTCCCCGACCTCAACACAGTGGTCCTTACGTTCGCTACGCCGACCGCCGGTCGCGTCGACATCATCTAGAAGGAGCATCATGGCAACCAGGTTCGGTAACGGCATCGATCTTGCTTCGCAGCGTGTCCAGAACATCGGCGATCCCTCCACCGCGCAGGACGCCGCCAGCAAGAACTACGTCGACAACATCGCCAGGGGTTTGACCTGGAAACAGGCCGCACGAGCTGGGTCCACCGGCAACGTGTCGCTGACCGCACCGGGCACCGTCATCGACGGGGTAACCCTGGCCGTCAACGACCGCATCCTGCTGATGAACCAGACCACCGCCAGCCAAAACGGCCTGTGGGTGTTCCAGGGTTCCGCAGGGGCGTTGACCCGCCCCAACGACTACGCCGCGGCCAGTGTGCAACCAGCAGGCAGCGCAGCCACCATCACCGAGGGCACCGCCAACAACGACAAGACTTTCCTCGTCGCCTCGGACGGTTCGATCACGGTGGACACCACGGCCACCACGTGGGCGCAACTCGGCGGCGGCGGAACCATGTACACCGCTGGTTCCGGTTTGCAGCTCGCAGCCGGTGCATTCAGCGTCGTCGCCGGTAACGGCATCCTCGCGGACGGCACCAGCACCCGTGTCGACCCCACCGTCGTGGTCCGCAAATATGCGGCGAACATCGGGGACGGCACCACCACCGCCATCGTCGTCACCCACGGTCTCGCCACCTCCGATGTGACGGTCACCGTGTTCGACATCGCCTCAGGGAACAACGAGATCCCCGACATCAACCACACCTCGACGGGCACGGTCACCATCACCTACGCGGTGGCACCGGCGTCGGCGTCGAAGCGCGTTATCTGCGCTGGCTGATGCAGAGGCTTGTGGGGCTGACCCCCGCCGCTACCACAGACGCCGCCACGAAGGCCTACGTGGATGCCCCACCGGTCGCTGCCATCACCTTCGCTGCGACGATCACCCCGGCGGTGAGCAGCAGTGCGTTCATCGCGGCGACGGGCAGCTTCACCCTGAACGCCCCCGCGAGCAGCGGCGACGGGATGATGATGCTGCTCGAGGTACGGGCTTCGGCGGCGGTCACGGTGACCTTCGCTGCTGCCATCTTCCTCACCACGGGGCAAACCGCGTCGTTGGCGCTCACATCAGGGCACAGCGGGTTCGTCGGGTTGCGGTACTCCACCACAGCTACGGCGTGGTACCTGCTCGCCGCGACGGCAGGCTGACGTGCCAATCGCCTTCGTCAAGAACGTCGGCAGTCTTGCAACGAAAACGTCTGGCACCGTTTTCTCGATCACGGTCCCCGCCGCCGGGGTCGCTGCGGGGAGCCGTGTCATCTGCCGGATTGCGACAAACATCGGCGTGTCCACCGCCACGATCACGGGGGCGGACACAAGAGGAAACACCTACGCCAAGGACAATCTCAACGGATTAGACCCCAACACTCCTGTGCGATTCACGTTCGTGGTCTCTGCGCACATAGCAACCGCGCTGGTCTCCGGTGACACGATCACCCTGACCGTCAGCACAGCTTCCAGTGCTACCGTCCTGGTAATTGATGAGTTCACGGGGATACAGCCGACCAGCCCTTACACCACGCCTCTCGACTCCCGAGGCGATATTGTCACGAACGTCACGACCCCAGTGCCTCTGTACACGACCACGGTCGGTGACCTGCTGGCACTGACAACATGCTCGAGCTCGTATGGCGTAACATTTACGTTCAACGCCGGATGGACGGTTCTGACCAGTGCAGTCACTTCGGGTGGGGGGTCGGCCACCAACCGTGATATTTACGGTGCCTGGCAGTTGGCCACCTCGACCGGAAGCACGGCAGCAGTCACATCCTGCACGCCCACACCCTCTGCCGCTACCTACCATTACGAATGTCTGTTCGGTTACTTGGCGGCATCCGCCGTCACTCCGCCGTCTGCATCACAACCTGTAGGCCAGTTCCTCCCGTTCTTCTAACCCCCTGCTCACTGCCCCTCGTCTGCCCCGGCAGGCGGGGGGCCATCGGTGTCTGCGGGGGTCAGTCACTCGTGCATGGCCATGCACTCGCCGCGCTGCTCGTTGGCATTGCCGCTGGCGATGATCAACACATCCTTGATGGAGCCGATCGGATCGGGCACGTTGAACTCGTGGCCCGTCATCCCCTCAGTGATCGTCGCCTCCCGGCCAAAGAAGGGTGCAGTTCCGTCCGTGTGGTCAATCACGTATGCGACGGTCTGCACCGCATGGGCGAACACCTGAATATCCGTGCCGCCACGAGAGTCGCCGTTGCTCTTACCGGCGACGTAGAACGCTGCCGCGGCCGTGCAGTTCGGCACCGGCTGTCCCGGCTGCCAGGGCACACCCAGTGCGTAGGTTGTTGGCTCGGCTGAGGTCGGCGCCGCTGCCTGTTGAGTCGCCGGGGTTGCTGTAGGCGTCGTTGGACCGGCCGCCGGGGTGCTCGGCTTACCGCCACCGCTGGCAACCGAAACGATCACCAAGACGACGAACAGCAGGAGCACTACCCCGACGATGGGTAGCAGTTTGCCCCGCTTTTTCTTCGCGTGCGGCTGCTTGGTCATGATCTCCCCTTCGCTGTGTTTGCGTGTGCGGTGTTAGTGGTCGATGCGTCAGCGTGTACCTGATCGGTCACGCCGCCTTTAATGTGCGCCCCAGCCGCTCCGACGTTCTGCTCGCGGCCTTCGTGTTCGCCGCCACGTACCCGGCGGTGGTGTTCGGGGAACCATGACCCATCAACTCCTGCAGCTCCCGCAGATCCTTGCTCAGCGCGTACATCCGCGACCCATACCGGTGGCGCAAGGTGTGGCCGGTCCACGGCATCCCCAGGCCGTGCAGATGGTCGGCCACCACGATCGTCACCCTGTGCGCCGTGAGCGTGCGACCCGTCGCAGGGTTCGTGAACAGAGCCCCCCGGTGGCCCATGAGGGGGCGCAACAATCCGATCACTTGTGAGGGCACCGGCACCAGGCGCTCTTTGTCGCCCTTGCCGTGCACCAGCAGGGTCCACCGCTTGCCGTCCTCCGCGAAGTCCTCGCACTGCACGGCGGCGACTTCCGCGGCCCGCAACCCCAGGAACGCCATGCACACCATCCACAGGTACATCTGCCCGGTGGCACAGGACAACGCCAACCGCAGATCATCTTCGGGGATCGGGCGGGGTTTGCGGTGCGGTAATTTCGGCATCGGCAGTTTGGTCGCGGGGGAGCGGGGGAGCATGTCGTCGTCTGCTGCCCAGGAGTAGAAGGCCCGGACGTGGCTGGTGTAGGTGCCGAGGGCGGACAGGGACACCCCGAGCGAGGCTTGCCACGCGGTCAACTCCTCAGGGGTGGCTTCCAGTAGAGGGTGGGACAGCCACAAGCTGAGGCGACGTAGTACCCCTTCACGGTCGAACATGCTGCGCGGTGACAGGCCGCGGCGGCGCATGTGATCCAGGTGACGGAGGACTACCTGCTCGGGCATGATCATTGGTTTACTCTTTGTGTTGCTAAGATCACAAGAGGCAATGTTGCGTTGGCGTACGGTAGTGGTGCGGTTGGTTACGCGGCGCACGGCATGAGCGCCTCGTGCAGGACGCGGACCGGGGGGAATGTACATAACGTGACGTCTTTTCGGAGAACAGTATCGTGAGTATGTTTACCGAGACCTTGTACCGCACCGCGGCGACCAGCACCCATGGCATGGTCACCGGTGAGCCCGACGCACCCGTGCGGACGAGCTGGCACGAGGTACACCAGCAGGCCCGAAAGATGGCCGGCGCGTTGGCCGCCGCGGGAATCGGACCCGGCGACGCGGTCACGGTGCTGGCCGGTGCACCCGTGGACATTGCTCCTGCCATCCAGGCGGCGTGGATGCTCGGCGCCAGCATCACCATGCTGCACCAGCCAACGCCCCGCACCGACCTCGGCGTGTGGGCTCAGGAGACGCTCACGACCTTGCGGGTGGTCTCCGCCAGTGTGGTCGTCGTTGGCGAACCGTTCGACGCGGTGAAGCCGGTGCTGGAAGAGAATGACATCACCGTCCTGGAGATGGGTGAGCTCAAGCAGGGCACCGAAATCGAACCGGTAGAGGTCGGCGAGGAGGAAACGGCGCTGCTGCAGCTGACCTCCGGGTCCACGGGTCACCCGAAGGCGGTGCGGATCACCCACGGCAACCTGGCGGCGAACATCGAGGGAATGGTGCAGGCGGGTGACATCAAGGCCGAGACTGATGTCGCCGTCAGCTGGTTGCCATTGTTTCACGACATGGGCATGGTCGGCTTCCTCACCCTGCCGATGCAGCGGGGCGCGGAGCTCGTGACGGTGACGCCGATGGACTTCCTACGGTCGCCGATGCTGTGGATGCAGCTGATCAACAAGTACGGGGGAAGCCTCACCGCGGCACCGAACTTCGCCTACGCCGTCATCGCCAAGCGGCTGGCTCGTTGGGATCCTGCCACCGACGGTGCGCTGGACCTGTCCACCCTGCGCTTCGCGCTCAACGGCGCCGAGCCGATCGACCCGGTGTCGGTGCGCGCGTTCACCGATGCCGCCGGCCGTTTCGGCTTCAAGCCCGGCTCATTCGTCGGCGCCTACGGCATGGCCGAGGT